ATGAGCAACGCGGTTTTCCCTTCGCTGCCGGGCCTCGATTGGGATGTCATCAAGACGCCGATTTTTTCGACCGATGTGCAGACCAGCGTGTCGGGCAGGGAGACGCGCAACGCCAACTGGCTGTATCCAAAATACAAATGGCAGCTGACGTACAATTTCCTGCGCGCCGGGGCGCAGCAGGAATTGCAGACGATCATCGGCTTTTATAACGCGCGGCAGGGTCAGTTCGATCCGTTTCTGTTCAGCGACACCTTTACGCCAGATAATGCGGTGACGGGGCAGGAGATCGCGACCGGCGACGGCGCGACCACCGTGTTCCAGCTGGTTCGCACGCTCGGCGGGTTCATCGAACCTGTCACTGCGCCTAACACCGTGTCGAACATTTATCTGAATAGCGCGGTGACGACCGCCTACACAGTCGATCCGACCACCGGCCTTATCACCTTCACGACCGCGCCGGCAGCGGGCGCGGTCATCACCGCCGATTTTTCCTATTACTGGCGCGTACGCTTTCTCGCCGATAGTTATGACTTCGATTATTTTCTCTACCAGCTCTGGTCGCTCAGCCAGCTCGAGTTTCAGAGCGTGTTTTAAGGGGAAGCCGCATGAAATCTGTCAGCAGCGAAACCCTGTCCATTCTGGCGAGCCGCCAATTCTATAGCGCGAATTGCTATGCCTTTACGCTGGTCGGCGGCGGCACCGCGTATTTGACCGATGGGGGCCGGAACCTGACGCTGAACGGCGTGACCTATCAGGCCGGCGGCCCAGTGTTGACGCGCTCGCAGCTGTCGCAAAAGACCGGGCTGGAAGTCGCCAGCCTGACCATCACCCTGTATCCGAAGCCGACCGATCTGCTCGATGGCGAGCCGTGGCTGAAAGCGCTGCGGCAAGGCCAACTCGACGGCGCCTCCGTCACGCTGACCCGCGCCTTCATGAGCGCGCCCGGAAACACGTCGGGCGGCGGGGTCCTGATGTTCAGCGGCCGCGTCGCGGAAATCGATATCGGGCGCACGCAGGCGCAGATCACCGTCAACGCGTGGACGGAATTGCTGTCGATCAAGATGCCGCGCAATGTTTATCAGTCGGGCTGCGGCTGGACGCTCTATGGCCCCGGATGCACTGTCAACAAGGCTTTATACGCCGTCAACGCGGTCGTGACCGCAGACCCGATACCGTCTTCTTTCTACACCGACCTCAGCCAGTTTCCGACCGGCTGGTTCGCGCTGGGGCAGATGACGATGACCAGCGGCGCCAATACCGGCATCAGCCGCACCGTCACACAATCGATCTCTGACGCTTATGAGGGTTGGGCCGCTATTATCCTGCTCAGTCCGTTGCCAGTCGCGCCCGCGCTTGGGGATTCTTTCACCATATGGCCGGGCTGCGACAAAAGTCTCGGCACCTGCGAATACAAGTTCGGCAATCTCCGCAACTATCGCGGCTTTCCGTTTATCCCGGCTGCGGAAACGGCGGTTTGACATGACGGAGCAGGAGCAGCGCGCCGCGATCGTCGCGGAAGCAAAGTCATGGCTGGGCACGCCTTACCATCATTACGGCAAGCTGAAAGGCGTCGGCGCCGATTGCTCGCAAATGCCGATCAAGGTGTACGCCGCGGCGGGCGTATTCGAGGATTTCGATACCGGCCCGTACCCGACCGATTGGCACCTGCACCGCGCCGAGGAACGCTACCTCGGCTTTGTGCGCCGGCGCGCGCGGGAGATTGCGCTGAGGGAGGTCAAGCCCGGCGACTTCGCGGTGTTCAAAATCGGGCGCTGCTTCGCGCATGGCGCGATCGTCATCGACTGGCCGCTGGTGATCCACGCCTATATCCGCCGCGGCGTCGTCTATGGCGAAGCGACCAAGGGCGAATTTGCAAACCGAGCCGTCAAATATTTTACCTTCTGGAATGAGCCATGAGTCTCTTCAGCGGCGCCAAAACGCAGGCGACACAAACCACGCAGTATTCCGGCCTGCAGGTGCAAAGCTCGGTTGCGGGGCAGTGCATCCCGCTCGTCTATGGCCAGGCAAAAGTCACCTGCAATCTGATCTGGTATGGAAACTTCCAATCCTACAATGTCGGCTCGTCCGGGTCCGGCAAGGGCGGGGGCAGCAGCGGCAAGGGCGGCAGCGGTCAAACCAACTATTCCTGTTCGTTCATCGCCGCGCTGTGCGAGGGATATATCTACGGCACCGGCTTGGTCTGGGCCAGCAACAACACCTACGCCTCGATTGCTGAAGCGGGCCTGGCGCTCAGCGGCGGCGCGATCGGGCAGTTACCGATCTCCTGGCTGACGCCGCCGTTCAATATTCCCTATAACGGCGTCGCCATCGTCGAATCCGAGGCTTACGATCTGGGTAGCTCCGCTTCGCTGCCCAATTTCAATTTTGAGGTCCTGGGCCCGTATTTGAATTCCGGGGCGCCCGGCATTCCCGATGCCAACCCCGCTTACGTCATAAACGATTTCCTGACCAACCCATTTTACGGCGCGGGCTTTCCCACGTCGTTTGTCGGCAACATCACCACCTACGCCGAATACTGTACCGCGCAGGGTCTCTGGATTTCGCCGGTTTACGATTCGCAGGATACCGCATCGTCGATCCTCGAGGATCTGGCGACGGCGACCAACGCCGCCTTCGTCTGGTCGTCGGGCGTGCTGACGATCGTGCCCTACGGCGATCAGGCGCTGGCCGCCAACGGCGCGACCTATACGCCGCCTGGCCCGCTGTATTCGCTGACCGACGACGATTTTTTGAAGGATCAGGGGCAGGATCCCGTTACCTGCCAGCGCGCGCGTCCCGCCGACCAGATCAACGCGCTTCAGCTTGAATACCTGCCGCGCGGCAATCAGTATTATCCCGATATCGTGCAAGCCTGCGATGAGGCCTCGATCGCGGTTTATGGTCTGCGCCAGGCCGACCCCACGGAATCGCATTTCTTTTGCGACGGCAATGCCGCGATGATCAGCGCGTGGTTGCAGCTGGCGCGGCAAGCTGTGCGCAATACCTACACGTTCAAGCTCGATGCGCGGTATTGCGTGCTCGATCCCATGGATCTGGTCGAGATCACCGATCCCAATCTCGGGCTTTTGGCGCAAACCGTGCGCATCACCGAGATCGATGAGGACGATCAGGGAAATCTTTCCGTCACCGCCGAGGATTACCTCTACGGCACCGGGCAGGCCGCGCTTTACAGCTTCCAATCCGGCAGCGGCTTCAAGCACAATTACAACGCACCGCCGACGCCGTCCTCGGCACCGGTGTTTTTGGAGCCGACTTTTCAGCTGACCGGCGGCGATCTGGAAGTGTGGATCGCGGTCGCCGGTAATCCCAACGGCGGCGATGGCGTTAATACGGTCGGCTGGGGCGGATGCCAGATTTACGTTTCGCTCGACGGCACCGATTATGCGCTGCTCGAAACGCAATATGGCGGCGCTGTATACGGCACGATCACAGCCGCGCTTCCGGCCTACAGCGGCACGGGGCTTGATACTGCCGATACGCTCGCCGTCTCGGTCGCGCCCAGCTACGGCGCGCTGCCTGCCGGCAGCACGGCGCAGGCGCAGGCGAACGCCACGCTCTGCTGGGTCGGCGGCGAGTTCCTGTCGTTCGGGGCGAGTACGCTGACCGGCGCGAATGCCTACGCCCTGACGGCGCTCAACCGCAACCAGTACGGCACCGTTTCAAGTCTGCAACCTGCCGCAACGCCGTTCGTCTATTGCGAACAGAATATCGTCAAGCTGCCGATCACCGCCGATTACATCGGCAAGACGGTGTCGGTCAAAATCCTCGACTTCAACGTCTACGGCGGCGCGCTGACCAACATCGCGGCGGTCGAGCCTTACACCTATACCGTCCAGGGTCTTGCTTATACCGAGCCGTTGCCGGCCATCACCGGCCTCAACACCACGTTCCTGTCGAACATTCAGACTTTGGTTTGGGACGCGATCTCGGATCCGCGCAATCCCGATTATGAGGTGCGCACGGGGGCAAGCTGGCAGAACAGCGTGACGCTCGGTCGGGTTCCTCAGCCCAGTATAGCGGTCCCCTATACCGGAACATACTGGGTGGCCGCGCACTACCTCGCGCCGCAGGGCTATACCGTTTATGGCGCGCCCGCGGAGGTTTCCGTGCAGGGCGCCACCCTGGTGCGCAACGTGCTGGTTTCTTACGACGAAGCGGCAACCGGCTGGACCGGCACGCTTGCGGATACCGCCGTTACCGGCGGTGTCCTGGAATTGTCAGCTGCGGGCAACATTCTCGCCGCGGCGAACGTGCTCACCGTCGATAGCGTGATCAATTACGGCGGCTGGAACGCGTCAGGCAGCTATACGATACCGAGCGGCCATATCATCGATTGCGGCCGCGTCGTCGATGTGCAGATCAGCTTCGCGCTTGCCGCTTACGGCGTGTCGATCTTCGACAATGTGCTCGCGGTCGACAACATCTTCACCGCCGAGGATATTCTCGGCACTGCCAACAACATCTATATCGACGCCTATCCGCAGGTGAAGATGGCGGGCGCCGACGGCATTTACGGCGCTTGGCAGGATTTTACGCCCGGCGCGTATTACGGCCGGTATTTCAATTTCAAGCTGGTGCTGAACAGCACGAATGCGCAGGTCAATTGTGTGATCGAAGATTTCTCTTTCACCGTCGACGTGCCGGATCGGGACGATACCGGCACGGCGGTCGGCGTACCCGCCGGCGGCCTCACCGTCACCTACACAACGCCGTTCAACGACAATCCCAATGTGCAGGTGACCATCGTGAACGCGACGCCGGGCGATGACGCCATTATCAGCGCGGCCACCGCGTCCGGTTTTTCTTTGCAAATCCTCAACGGCGGCAGCGGCGTCGCCCGCACCGTCAACTGGATCGC